ACCCAATTATTGTCTGCAACAAAGTGTGCAGCATAATAATTGATCAGCTCGGGCGGTGTATCGAACATCCGTCCAATCTTTGCAAAGAAGTACTTATCTTTGCGTTTCCAAAAGGACTGTGGTTTAACAGATGTTTTATAATTATACTTTGGTGCATTATAAGACTCTTGCTCGAAATGCAGCTTCAAAGACTGGTAGTATCTAAACGCTTCAAAAGGTTCCATTATCATCGTACTTCTTCATCCTTATTGCATTATCTAAATAGAATATATGCCACTCTTTAGAGTTAATATCTAGAGCTGCGATAGCCGGTGATCCACCTCTAAAGTCAGCAGCTTCCATAATACTATAGAAACCTTCTGGCATTGCATCAAGCTTACCGATAATATCACGATTAAGCGTAAGGCACCTTGATTGTCTTCTATTCTCATTGTCCATATAGGTTATACTATACACGCCAATTTCTAGTAGTTCAATCAGTTCAAATTTGTCGTAATGCAAACTCATATTGGAAGTCGAGCTCCTCCGCCTTTAATAGCATTCACTTCAAGAGCTTCAGCTTCAATCTTATCTATAATGACAGGGCTCAACAAACGTTTGATGTCCTCAGGTGGAAGCTCTCGCTCTTCACATACAATCAAGACTGCTTCGATATATGCTACACGAAGATCTCTAACCTTTTCTTCAACCATAGTCGAAAAACGTTTCTTTGTAATAATAGGAGCGGCTTCAACCGGGTTGTCCCCATTTGTAGAAGTGGTGGTCGTCAATAGTTGTAATATACTCAATGGTTTTGCTCCAATATGGTTTAACGTTTTTTGAATGATAGTGCGTGCTTCCGTGTGAGATATCGAACCCTGTATCATATAGATGCAAGGCCGATAGAGTTCGATTTAATGCATCAAGCCATGCATGATTGTCGCGTGGCTTATCTGATAGGCCATCACAATACCAACTAAATTGGCATTTGTTTCTTCTAATTGCTCCACTACTTGTCAGTGATGCATCTTTAACAACATCACAAATAGTATTTGGATATCGCTTATCAGCTACTCTGTTTAAAACCACATGAGTCACTGCAATGCCACCATTCGGTGATTGATTACGTGATTCAAAATATGAATTCAACGCTAGGCAATGGATGTCTTCGGATGTAAAATCAGTTGAAGCATCTTCAACTGATTGTTGCGATTCAATATCAGTGGTTCCAACAGCATATGCAGTAGAACCTAGGAATAGTATTGCAGACGCTGCTGCCATATGTTTCATCATTTATCTGCTACTCTCATTAATACACAGTCTGCATTGATGCGACCGTTTGGTTTCGACTCTTTTGTAGTCAGTTTAGACCAAGCATTATCGATTTGCTTAATTGACTTGTTTTGTACTATGCTCAAGAAGTCAGCTGGTTTACGTAACCGAATCTTTCTAGAAACATCAAGGTCAACTCCCTGTAGAGTCGTACCCTTTACAGAGAACCCGCTCGTTGTTCCTGACACATATTCGGTGATTTCACGTGTCTTGGAATTAAAGACATAAAGTCTCATCATTCCAACTATTGAGATAGGATTGATAGAGACCAGTTTGTTCTCACTATCATCTTTCCTGTACTTCATTTTTGCGACTTGCTTATCTGCCGACTTCACACGAGGTTTACGAACCTTACGTGTGGCAGCACTTGCAGCTTTCAGTTTATCACAATCATCTAGCATCACTTCGACGTGTTTAATACGCCGTCTCATAACAGAACGCTTAATGTGTGAATAGCCTTCCACGGCCTGGTCACAGCGCTTGTGATAAGAGTCGCTAAAGTCAAGAAGCCATCCCTCAAGGATCTTACGAACGGGTCCTGCCGCTTTACCTGTAAGTCCATGGAAGCGAAACCTGTTGTATAAGTCAAACTCAGGTTCTTCGCCACCGATCCATAGATCTTCCAGATCGTCCAGGTCAGTTAAAATTGTGTCATTTAACTTTTCCTGGTATCGTTGAAGTGGAGTCAAGACAATCACATTAGACTTTGCACTGGTATCTTCTTTCTTAGCTTTAAGAATTTCTTTACCAGTCTTGGTCGCTTCTTCAATGAAACGACTGATAGCCTTATGCCCATCATAAAAGGACTCTACTTCAACAACCTTGGTGCTGCCGTCAACCAATAGCTGGTTGCGTTTAATGATTCGGCGTTCAAATTCTAATCCAAGATTTGACCACTCCATACATGCAGCAATATGTACCCGAACAGTAAATACATATTCGGGATTCGCTAATATAGCGGTAGCATCTGATTTTGAACAATGCTTTTTAACATATGTTTTCATCAGCTTGACAGCATCTTTACGATCAACGTCACCTTGAAAATAATTCCTGTAGTATTCAAAACCTTTGTCAACAGGTGCTGCTCCAATGCCAGTCCGTGGACGGCGTGGAATAACTACTTTCTTTTTAGTGACTTTTGCGATGCGTCGTGTTACCGCCATGTTACTCTCCTATGTTATTATGATACCATTCTATCACAGTTGATAGAGGATGTACACAGTTAATTTCACTTTATACGACTTTTTTTACTTTGTCGACTAAGAATGATCTCCACCCTTGAGCATTAACGTCATAACATTTGACTGCTGCAATAGTAGCATCAACACCTTCATTGTATGATATATTGCCATCAGTTTTAGGATGTGCATTAATAGGAATGATATCCATATTAAGAGTGCAATCCATCTCGCGCTCATCACCATTAAGTTTGGTAAAGGTGACAGTGATTACTCCTTCGCGAAGTTGTTTTAAGATTTCTTCTCTATTCATTTGATATATGTCCTTCTAAAATTAAACGGTGTTCACAATATTCTCCGTAACTTACAGAGAATTCTTCTTTTGATTCAGGCATACCAGCCAGCAGCCATTTATCACGCAGGAATACCTTAGCGTTGTATACCCGCTCTTTTAATCTTTCTCCTGCGTCAATCATTGATTGAGCAGTGTTCATAATCTCATCTACGCTTTCATCTGAAGATGAGATTACAGAAATCATTCTCATAGAATCATCAGGATCATATACTAAGTCACCAGATTGTAGACAATGCATAGTAAACACGTCATCTATAATTGTTTCCCAATCGGTGGTCTGTGTAGCAATATGATTATCGCTTTCGGCGATATAGAGATCAGATGTAACCCCTTCCATACCGACGTTAATATCTAGATCAACATCTAGGTTTACTTGTTGCATTAGTTTCTCCTCATATTAGCAATGTCTATTGCTTGGGTTGTTCCACGCATAATTGGTACTGCGTTAGATTTGTGCATTTGTCCGATTCCAACAATGAGATCTCCTGTATATGTTGGGTTTTCTTTTTTGGCACAGGCGCCTGGGATTGTATCCGACGTTTGGAGGCTTCTATACTCCTTTGTGTTGCTGACATACGGTTTGGTTGGCGCATATTCTACAAATTCCTTCTTAATCTTTGGCATGTTGCCTGTGATATAATCAACATAATTCTGCAATGTTTTGAATTGCAGGCTATGCATATTTTTACGGCGCATGTCTTTATTATGTGCACGCCATTGCATTTCGACAGCTTTCATATCAAGCTTCTTAGATTTCTTTTTAGTCTTGCCATGGACTTGAACGCCCTGGATCATATGCATACTCATAGAGTGTACTCCTTAAATGATATCATGATATTACTAATACCCCATTTAGGTTATTAAATGATACTATGATATCATTTATCTTCTAGTCTGTCCATTTGCTATCAACTGCAGACGCATCCCAAACATACTTGTTATACTTAGGATCACCTACAACAACAACATCGCTATCGCCAACTTCAGTCCAGACACGATCATCCATCCATTTGTGATAGTATGCTGGTCCACCAAAAACCCTACGAGCACGCTGGTAGGCATCTTGATCCATTCCAACATAGTGTACGGTTCGCATTTTGTTATCTTTTCATAGCAGCTATTACTACACCTTGTAACCAAAATGTGGCTAGCCATGTTGTAATGTTAAATTCAATAGTGGTTAAAAAAAGAGTATTGATTGCCCATAGTGTAATAAATGGTCCTACTACAATTCCTAAAGCAAACATTGCTGTAATATATGTTTTCATATTGTTCTCCAAAACTATTTAAAACTACTTAATACATACGCCCAAGCCAGTATCTCCAATCTCCCCGCACGGCCTTATTGACGTTGCCGCTCTGGTTTGACCGAAACTAACATCCCTTTCGAGATAGTGCTTTTAGGTGGCCTGCCCTCTACACAGACGCATGTATTAAATAGTTTTCGTGGGAGGGACTTTCTGCAGTGCCCCTCCCCTTATCTACTATCCCGCCAGTAGAAGGCGCCTGGGTTTCCGTCGGTACCAGATGGTCATACCTACCTAACAGACCTTGTACATTGGTTGTTAGGATTTTCGAAACAATTAAGATTAATCCCAATCGTTATCGAATCTTGTTGTTGCACGCATTGTATCACCATAGTACTGATCTGCATATTTAGATGCGTCAGTCCACTGATTGTGATTCTCATCCATCTTATCGATAGACTTGAAGAATGCTGCAGTTGCATCTTTAACTTCTGATTTACGAACTTTGTAATCAGAAGACGCTGACACAGTTTTAGACTTAGTAGTTAGCTTAGTCTTGAAAGCTGCGTTACTGCGTTTCTTAGCATTTTGCTTTTCAGCAATAGTTGCGATTAGTGCAAGACGATCTGCTTTTTGTAAAGGTGTCATCATAATATAATCTCTTTCATTTGTTATCATTAATAGTATTCTAACATAGTTAGATAGGTTTGTACACAACTAAATGCGGCTTATATCATTTTTATTTCTGCTTGTGACATATTTGTCACACTTTTCCAACCAGTATCAATCATCCATTCGGCAAGGATACCTGTAGAATTTTGACTCGTAACCCAATTCATAGCAGCATTGTCAGACGAGAACTTTTCCGTTAGCCTAACGTCGTTCATCAGCTTGACAGTAGCTGTAATTTGATTTTTATTTTTCATAATATAGTTTCTCCTCAACTATTATGTAACCATTATACCACAGTTGATTGCATAAGTACACACTTATTTTGTAAGATTATGTAAATAATTATAATATGTGATATAAATGTCACACTATAATCCAGGCTTTCCTACCCAGATATTCACGTGTGCAATTGTGCCTTCAACCCGAGTAACCATGTAGTCTAGGCCATTCTCTGATAACACTTTACGGAGAAGTTCTAGTTGAGACTTATCAGTGCGATCATCAATTGGCATTTAAAATTCCTTGAGCTGCAGCGATATCAACAACATATGCATATGAATCACTAGGATAAATGTTACGAGAAATCAAACCAGCATCAACAAGCTGTTCCATCTTTTCACAATAGCGCTGATAGTTTTTAGAAAAATTATCTAAGCAACCAAAGCTATTTACATGAATAGGCTTTTTAGATCCGAATTTTTTTTCAGACCAAACCGCATTTGCAAGAATCTCGCGTTGTATTTTTACTAACTTCATATTGTTTCTCCTCAATTTGTGATACTATTATACCACATTAAAATTCATTTGTACACAGTTATTTTGTAAGATTATGTAAATAATTTACCAAGCCAATGAGTGCAATCATCACAAGGATCAGTACATTCCATTACGCAGCCTTCCAATCTTCTTTTAATTTCATTGAGAAAGGAACTTTAGTTTCCAACCAGCGAATAGCAAGGCTAGGAGTATCAAATTCCATTTCATCACAGATGCTTAGATCTTTAGGATCTTCATAAGAAGCAACCCAACCGATACAAGCTACTTGCTGTAAGTAACAAGGTATAGATGAGTTAGTAGCAACATAGAAGTTATCAAACTTAGTAGTTGTGAATTCCATCATTGAGTTAAATACGTTCTTTTTCATAATATGTCTCCTCAGACTTTGTTTATCTCTTGATACCTTTATACCACATTAGAATGGGTTTGTACACAGTTAATTTCACTTTTTTGCACTTTTTTTGATAATAAGCGCAAAGTGTATCATTTATATCACATTCCTATTATCTAACAACTTCTGTTGTTACGTCAGCTGTAACGAACCCATACTCGCCATCAGCTTCAACCCATGTGATATAGTCTGAAGTCGTATTGTCTATGATATATTTGTCAACACCTGATTGTAATATATACTCAATAGCTCGAGCCATAGCTTTTTTCTTAGAAGAGAAGATTCCTAATAGACCATCTTCTGAACCATTTACCATATATACGTTATACTGTCTTGACATTTTATATTCCTTATTTTTATTTGTTACATTCTTTATACCACATTTCTCAGCTAATGTACACAGTTAATTTCACTTTTTTTCATTTTTATTCAAATAATGCAATTATGTTACATATATGTTACACTGTATACTATATGGTAAACTCTACATTACATTATATGGTACCTCACCCTCAGCAGCATACTCTCTTATTATACCACACTTGGGACAATTTGTACATCGTTAATTTAGGTATTGAGTAATTAATTTGTATAAATAAGAATGACTAGCTAAAGTATAGGAGAAATTATGGATATTTTGACACTAGTTGGTGAAGTTGGTTTTCCGATCGCAGGGGCGCTTGCGGCTGGAGTATTTGTTTTTATTACGTTGAAGTTTATTTTGGCAAGTGTTACCGATTCGGTTAATACTTTACAGAATATTATTGGAGCGCTAGATAACCGAGTTCAGACAATGAACAACGATCTAGTTAAAATTGACGCACTTCTTAGTTATGCACTAAATGTCAAACCTAATATTGACCGTATTGCTGCTAATGAAGGCAAGGATGATGCAAGGCGAGACTAAAATGATTTATAAGAATTTGGTACTATCGAAGTTTGATAATGGATTTCGGATTCTCAATGAAAAGAACCTAGATGATAAGTTTTTCGTTATTGATGATGTGAATGTTGAAATTGGAGATGAGTTCAGGGTAGGTCCTAATGGATACTTTGAAAAGATCGGCAATATTAATAGACAAATGGCAGATGTTGATGACAGCTCATATGCCTCTATATTATACACTAGTAAGGATTCAGACTTTGCTGTGGGTTGATTATAATATACATCAGGCTGGTAAAAACTTTCGTATCGAAGGTAATTGGCCAGGAGAAGTAATGGGATTATCTAAAGACGGTAAGTCAAAAGATGGTAAAGAAAATCCTTTATACAAACCTGGTGATGTATTTCGAGTAGAGGATAGTGGTTGGCTAATAAAGATAGCAACTGCTAATGGTGCAGTTAAGGATTAAACATGGACATTGATATAGCCAAGGCAATAAGCGATTATGGTTTCCCAATCATAGCTGCAATGGGCATGGGCTATTTCATCTTCTTTGTCTGGAAATGGGTTACAGAAGAGATTGATCCTGTACTAGGTCAAACCATGGGCACGTTGATCAAACTGGTGGATCGTGTTCGAATGCTTGATAATGATATGATACGACTAAATAGTAAACTTAGTATAGTACTTGAGCACCGAGGTATGGATGATGAAGTTGCTAAATTTACAAGTCAAAGTTCTACATTTAATTCGACAGGTCAAACAGATGTTAAAAAAGAAATTACTGATACCGCTACTGATACTAGTACAAACTGAAAGTATTAGTGCCGAGCTTAGTTGGGGATTTAAAAGTCCTGCTTTTAATGGTAATGGCTATTCTAGTCATGTATTAAGCACTGAACAGCTGCTATTCAACAGACAATCAGAAATTAGAGATAAGGCTGAAGCAGAAGAACGGCGCTTAGAACGTGAACTAGAAAATTCAACATTAAATAAATTTGTAAAAAACCTGGAATCAAGAATATATGCCACTTTAAGTAAACAAATGGTGGACTCTATGTTTGCTGATTGTACTGATAATTGTTCAAATAGTGGTACAGCAGATATTGAAGGAAGTACAATTAGCTGGATAAAAGATCCTGTTACAGGAGAAATTACTCTAACAATTTCAAATGACGATGGAACTACTGAAATTACAATACCTGGCGCCGGAGACTTTACGTTTTGAAGAATTTTATAGTGGCATTGCCACTAATCATTGCAGGATGTAGTACTATTCCACCTGAAATAGTACCGATTAATAATCCTCCAGTATTACAGGTATCACCTACTTCAATAGAAGATACTCCAGAATTAGATGGCAAAAAAATGACTATTGCTGTCTATAATTTCACTGATAAAACCGGCCAAAGAAAGCCAAGTGATGGAGCTTCTAATTTAAGTAGTGCTGTTACTCAAGGTGGTGAAGTATGGGTGATTAAAGCATTACAGGATGTAGGCAATGGAACATGGTTTGAAGTAGTTGAAAGAATCGGACTTGATAATCTTGTTAAAGAAAGGCAACTCGTTCGAAATACTCGTGAAGTATACGAGAAGCATTTAAAAGAGGGACCTACTCCTCTTAAGCCTATGGTTTTTGCTGGGCTTATATTAGAAGGTGGAATTGTTGGATATGATTCTAATACCGCTATGGGTGGTACAGGGGCCCGGTATTTAGGAGTTGGTATTCAAGAAGAATACAGAGTAGATACTGTGACTGTTGTTATGCGGATAGTAAGTGTCAGTACTGGTAAGGTGTTACTAAGTGTTGCCACAGAAAAAACCATTGCAAGTCATAGAAGTGGTGTGGATGTATTCAAGTTTTTTGATATGGGAACAAAATTAGTAGAAGCTGAAACTGGTTATAGTGTGAATGAGCCAGTAAATTATGCGGTAAGATCAGCAATTGAAGCTGGCGTAATCGAGTTGATTAATGAAGGAGAATTAAAAGAGTTCTGGAAAAAGGCCCAAAAATAATAACGGCTTCCAGCAGTAAAGGGTACTAAAGATGAAAAATCTTATAAAACATTTTGTTATGATAGGTATAGCAATAACTATACCAACAACGGTCTTGTCTAATGATATATACATTTCACAAGTCGGTGATACACTTGACTTAGATATTGTACAAGACGGACAAGATAACAAAATCGGTACAGGAACTCAGGATGTGGTTCTTGGCTCTTCGGGAAATGATGCTGATGATATGACATTTAACATCACGCAAACCGGTAACCTAAATACAATTACTGCTCAAATACTAGGTGCCACATATACGGGTACTTGGACATTTACTGGTAATAATAACGAAGTCGACTTACTGTGTTCTAGTTCGGCTGCAGGCAACTGTGATACTGTAACTTTAAACATTGCTGCTACAGGCGATGATCAAGACTACACGATCAATATTGGTGAAACTGCAGGTGCAGATAGTGCAACAATTAACTTTACTGTAACAGATGATGATAACATTATCACAACAGATGTAAATGGTACAAGTGCTGCTATCACAGTTGTAATTGATGGCAGTTCTAGTTTATCAGCTACAGATAGTACATTAGATATTGATGTAGCAGGTAATGGTGATGTAAATGGACATACAATTAATTTTAACGCCACAGGTAGAGGTCATATAGTTAAATTTGATCAAAGCGGTGTATATGATAATGTAATAGACCTAACTACAAGCGGTGATGGTCATAATATTAATATAACTCAGTCAGACTAGTGTATAGATTTTTATTATTCTTTATTGTTCTTAGCTCGCCGGTGCACGCAAACATTGGCGAGATTTCTACAATAAACGGTAGCGCTGCTATTGAGCGTGGCAATGATGCAATTGCTGCAACACAAGGCACTGGTATTGAAATGGATGATACCGCTGTAACTGCTAATGCAAATATGAGAATCGATTTTATTGATGATACTCGTGTTGATATTACAGCACACTCAAGATTGATTATTGACGATTTTGTTTATGATCCAAATACTGGTAAAGGCTCTTTAGGATTAAAAGCAAGCCTAGGAACCATTCGTTATGCAAGTGGGCAGATAGCAAAGAATAGCAGACAGAGAGTAAGAATTAGAACTCCATCTGCAACTATATCTGTACGCGGAACTGATTTTGCAATGGTAATTGATGAGATAGGTGGTAGTATGATTACACTATTACCAAGTTGTGATACAGATGGTATGTGTTTTGTTGGGGAGATATCAGTTGAGACTGATGCAGGAATGGTTATACTAAACCAAGCATTTCAGGCGACAATAACTTCTAATAGTATGTCTCCTCCAACAAAGCCTTTACTTCTTGATATAGATGAAGCTATGATTAATCAATTATTGATTCTACGAAAAAAGAATCCATATTATGAAGAGGCAATAAAGATTTCTGACGAAAAACGTAAAAGAGCCGACTTTCTTGGTTTAGATTTTTTACAATATGATAATTTGTCTGGCGACTTATTAGTAGATTCTATTGAAAGTATATGGGTAACAGCATTAGATCAAACAGGTCAGCTATTACAAAACTTATTATATGATATGCTTGACCAATTAAATGAAGCATTAATGAGATTATTTCAAGATGAACTTGCAATGCAAAATAGTATACTTTTAAGGCAAGAAGGAAATATATACGGGTATGATCCAGACACTGGGATCACGCTAAAGAATGTAGGTCAAAATTGGCATTGGGAAAGACTTGACGCAGAAGGTAAAAACTTTATATCGCTTAAATTAAATCAAGGACATGGTTATAACCTTGATATTACACAAGGGGACTGGGAGTATTATGGATATAGGTTGGGCGAAAGCACTAACAATGATATCAATATTAACCAGCAGTAATTGTTGGGCTAATGATATTTATGTTAATCAAGTTGGTGATGATTTTACTCTGAATGTTATACAAGATGGTGAGGACAACTACTTCCAGTATTGTACAAACGGCAGTGATTCAAATTGTAAAGATGTAAACGGCAACGCACACGGTCGGGCAGACGGATTCGCTAGTGACAATGCTGTAGTGAATAGTGGTACACTTGGCGATGACAATAAAGTTGTTATAGCACACGCTACTGGAACAGGTAACACCAATATCAATGAATCAAACATTGGAATTATAGGTGATCGCAACAAAGTACAAAACTTCTTTTCAAACCACAGTAGTGGAAGTCACAGTTATAGCAACCAAGATTGGGGCGGCACTAAAGAAACCAACATTCTAATTACAGGTGATGACAATTATGTAAAGGTTGATAGCGACAGTTATGGAGAAGCTTTCTCTGAGATTGAAGTAACTGGTGATGATAACACTGTAACACTATGGCAAAGGTCAATGAATAATAGTGCTTCAATAGACGTAACCAATGCCGGCGGTCCGGTTACAGCAACTATACATCAGCTTGGATCAAGCTATCAAGATACAGGATTAAACTCGGCAAGCATCACAAGCTATTGTACAAATTCGAATGGTTGCGCAGTAAATCTAACACAATATTGAGAATGCCATGAAAAAAATATTAATTGTAATCATATGTCTATTGCCGGGTTTAGCTGTAGCTAATATATTTCCTATGCCTATGATTGGAGTATGTGGTCCAAAAGAAACTACGGAAAAAATATTAAAAGGATTTGGAAGAATTCCTTTTGTTGAAGCTGATAGCACAATAAGAATCTTACGTGATAAAGAACTTCCTGGTACTATACGAATATTTGTTAATCCCGAGGACTGGGAATACTCTATTATAATGTCAAACCCAGAAAATAATCTTTGGTGTGTTATTGCTGAAGGTAGTAATTTTAGATCTAGCTTACTAGGAGATCCGATATGAAAAGATTGCTGAGTCCATGGTGGGCTTTAGTGACGCTTGTGGCATTGACTTACATGTTTGCAGTACCATCTAATTTTATTCAAAGCGTTAAACTAAATTACTTTGATCAGTTAATTATTAACCAGGAACCTGTGGAGAATAACATTTATGTTGCAGAGATCGATGAAGCAGCATTAGACAAATACGGCCAGTTTCCATTCCCTCGTAATATCTACGGCGATATTATTACAGACCTATATGACCATGGAGCAGGACTTGTTGTATGGAATATAATGATGCCAGAAGAAGATCGCTTTGGTGGAGACACTGCCTTATCCGAAGTGTTAATGTATTATCCCGTAGTGCTAGCATCCAGGCCATCTGATAAAACAAAGAATGAACCAATAAACCCTGGTGCTGCTATTATTAATCCAGAACATCTTGGTGCGATATTACCGTACGGTGGCATAATTGCAAACATACCAATATTAGAAAATAGCTCTGTAGGTGCAGGTATCGTAAGCACTGAACCTGAAATCGATGGTGTCGTTCGACGTATGCCAACAGTTGCAATTGTAGATGGAGTATTATATCCTTCTCTTGCATTAGAAACATTACGCGTGATTGCCGGTGATCCAAGCTTTCAAATCAAGTTACAACCTAACGGTGTAGAGAAAATGCGTATCCCTCAGTTCGGTATTATACCAACTGATAATGAAGGACGTGTATGGATTGACTGGAGCCAGAAGAGTAAAAGCTTTAGCGTATCAAATATACCTGATGATCTAAAAGGTGCCGTTGTTGTGGTAGATGTGACTGCAGCGGGCATTGCTAACCCAGTTCCTACAGCCACAGGTTCAGTCTTTTCTGGTTCAGTCCAGGCAACAGTTTTAGGTACAATGTTCGCAGGAACTAACATCAAAAGACCTGACTGGGCCGCTCAAATCGAGCTTTTTGCGCTCTTTTGCGGCGGTTTATTGATCATTCTGCTTAGTAGATGGATGGTATTAGGTTTAATAACGACCACAGTGCTCTCAGTAGCGCTGGTGCCGCTGTCAGTGTATGTTTATATAGCCGAGAAGATTCTGCTAGACGCCAGCGCTCTTTTGGTAACCTTTATAATCATAGCATTACAAGTATATGGCATTAAGTTCGTTCGTGAGTTCCTTGAGAAACAAGCAATCAAGAAACAGTTCGGTGGTTACGCTTCTCCTGAAGTTGTAGAGATGTTACAAAAGAATCCTGAGTTAATTAAACAAGGTCAGAAGAAAGAGGTCTCAATAGTATTTACAGACCTTAGAGGTTTCACCCCATTGGGTGAATCATTTGGTGATGATGTTAAAGGATTAACTAATGTGATGAATGGTTATATGGATGCAATATCAAAACCCGTGCTAGATGCAAATGGAATGATTATTAAATATATTGGTGATGCATCAATGCACATACACAACGCTCCAGTCGATGATGCCAATCATCCAAGAACAGCAGTTCAGACTGGACTCAACATGCTGAAAGCAGTGGAGAAATTTAATGAAAAACTTATGGAACAAGGTAAACCGGAAGTGGGTATGGGGGCTGGCATTAATAGTGGCCTTGGTTATATTGGGGAGATGGGCTCAACCGCACGTCACTCATATGACTTGCTCGGAGACAGTGTCAGTACAGCCGCTAGATTAGAAAGCGCTTGCAAAGGGTATGGGGTCGTCTTAATTGTAGGACCCCATACACACGCTCAGACCAAGAAAGATTTTTTCTATCTGAAGCTTGATTGTCTTGCAGTTAAAGGTAAAACCGTAGGCCTAGACATTTATACTGTTCTTGATGATGCTAAACCTTCATGGAATGCAAGTAGAAAGCATCATGATCAAATGCACAATTTATATAATATGAAAGATTTTGACGGAGCCATACAACAAGCTAAGCTTATACGCAGAAGCTTTGATGGTAAAATGGCAGACTATTATGATTTTTGGATTGAACGTTGTGAGTATATGAAAACGCAAGATCTTCCTGAAGTATGGGATGGGATCTTTCGTGCAACTACAAAATGACAAAAGACAGTAAACCTGAAATATTTAGGCATAAAGAATCAAGGTATAAGATCAGAAACCCTGAATATCGAAGTCCAGTTCTAATGTATGAAGAAGGAGTACTTAACCCAGAATATAAACGTAAATTAATATCGTACGTGTTTACAAAAAAGGAAGATGCCGATGGCAAATAAAAAGTTACAAAACGAAAGTAAATTCGAAAAATATGATTTAGATGGAGACGGTATAGTCTCAGATGAGGAATTTGAAATGGATCAAAAATTAGTTAGATTAGAAAATGAAGATAAGAAAGAAGATGCACAACGAAATATGACCTGGTTTGCATTAGCAGGTTTATTGTTATATCCTGTTATGATTATTCTTTGTAATGTTACTGGTCAAGAAATTGCTGCTGACAATCTAACAACTATTGCGCCTACATATTGTATCGCAGTTGTTGGTATAGTTGCTGCTTTCTTTGGTGCACAAGCATACAAAGGAAAGAGTGCTTCAGCTCCAAAGGCTGAAAAGAAGTACTAAGTGAATACTAAAATGCCGGGGGTACGAAAGCACTCCCGGCATTAATGTTTTTAACCTAGCAATTTATTAAGTGTGTTTGGTCCTGCGATACCATCTGCTTCCAGATTATTATCAGCTTGCCAACGTTTTAACG